AGACCGTGTAAGCAAAAGAACCGCCAAGTGAACGCACAGGCAGCGTTACTTCCTTACGCAGGATGTCAGCGCGGGGCAGATCAGACGCTTTGTCTTGGATGACTTGCATCTTGCCCTGAGCATCAAACACGCGGTAGGTGTAGGACTCGGAGGATTCAGCTACTTCGGTCGAAACCGGAAGGATTTGCGCGTACTTCAGGTCGGCATATTCGACCGTGAGCACTTTGCTCAAAATCGTCTCTAGCTCGCGACTTAGGAAAAGACCTACGTCGTCGTTTCGGACTTGGTTAGACATTAGTTAAATCTCCTATCAGCTATCAGCAGAAACAGTTAGTCCGGGGAGATCGATCTCAAGAAGAGCGATTCCACCAGCAGCGCAGGAACTCAACCAGCGAGCACCAGCAGTGACCTCGAAAGTCTTGCCAGCTTCGGCAGTCTTGCCAAAACGTCCGATATAGCCGCCGTTAGAAGAAACAGAAGCAGAGTTGGTGTGGAATACACGGACTGCATCGCCAACAGCGATTGCATGTGCCGAGTACACATAAAGAACGCCTTTCGAGAGCACGTTCATCGTTGCTGCAGCTTTGTAGCCAACGCGGCCATCTGCAGTCTTTGCGTCTGAATCGATTGCAAAGGTATTGCTGTCAATAGCAATGCCGACGATGTCAGTAGCGGAAGCACCAGCAAGCAATTTGCCGGATGCATCGGTGGTGCCTGATCCGTTGCGGAGCAGTGCGTGACCGAAAGGAATTACAGCGCCGGTCTCGTTCTGGTAGGAACGTGAGACATAAGCCTGTAGATCACCAAGTTGACCTTCGTGGCCCTTGGTTTGAGTCAGGGGGTAAGAACCCTGAGCGCCCGCTGGATTAGAAACGAGCGATTCGGAATAGGTAACAGCCATTTAATTTTCTCCTATTGAGCGGTGGCCGACAGATCTGATTTCCAACCGTTTACAAGACGATCGCGGTAGGAATCTTGGGCGTCGAACTTCTCAGAGGCTTGCACCTGTGCAATAGCTGCACGGACTTCAGCGACATTCGAGCCGTCTTCTTCGGGGACAAATTCAGAGTCAGTTTTGACTTCTTCTGCGTCCTCATCGATGTCCTCCATTGCGGCAAGCACGCCATCCAATACACCCAGCAGATAATCTGCGGACGCATCTTCGCGGGCTTCCTTCTCGAAGACGTTTTGATATGCAAGCTGCATAATTGCAGCCTCATCTTGTCCGTCGAACTTGAAGTCCTCAGGCAAAATTGGGGCAAACTTATTTAGAGCTGCGATGCGAGCATTGACGGCAGAGTTGATCTCTGCGGCGTCGTCGCGCTGTTCAGTAGCTGCAACGGCCTCGGCCAATTGCTGCTCCAGCTCGGTGATACGTCCAGCAGCAGCGTCAGCACGCTCCTGGAGTTCGGATTTTTCGGAATTTACAGTTTGGATGTCTGAATCTTGCGCGTCCAGCTTTTGCTGAAGTTCCGCCTGAGTGCGCCCGGCCTCCTTAACGAAGGATTGGACGATCCCGGCTGAATCTGCGGGTAGTTCAATATCCAAACCGTCGAGGGTGATTCTTGCCATGTCAATAGCGGGCGAATTCGACGGGGGTTTGATCTCGGCGACCGCATCATTGCGATCACATGAATCAAGTAGTAAGCGGGCCTCTTTTCCAGCTCTGGCCTTCGGAACGATCGCGATATGGTTCACGAGGATGTTCCTCTGGATGCCGTCATAAGACTCACCATCAGGGGTTACACCAGGCGTGTTGTCGTAATCAACTCTGTAACCAGCGCTGACTTCTTGTGCGTCCCCTCTTTGAATTGCGTCGATTGCCTCTTGATCAGTGACGATCAATGCAACCTCTACAAATCCATCGGAGAAGCGAACATGCGATCCCGCATGCCCTACCTGATGTAGCTTCGTGGTCTTCGCGTCCAGCAGCACCTTTGGATGATTAAGGGTGACTGCCTTCATTCCGAAGGAAGCTAGGGAATCTGGATTTGATACTTCTTCTTCAGGGCGATATTCCACAACTTGTGTGCCATCGCCTCGGGTATAACGCTGTGTGCCCACACGGGCAGCTTTACACCAGACCTTCAAATAACCTTCGTCCGTCATTTCGGACTTGGTCACTTGACCGTAATCAAACCGAGAAACTTGTCCCATACTTTGATACTAACGAATTATATGTGTTAATTACTTAGCTCTAGTTGAGGGGTCATTTAATTCGATATGGTTCAAACTTAAAAGCACGCTTTGCGATCTTTCGTTTTCGTAGTTGATCAGGTATCCACGAAATCAATGTCCTGCCTTCAACAGCATCAAGTGGCACCAGCCAAATCATCTCGTATTCCAGATTGACAATGCCGAAATAGTCGATCTCCCCTGGCCTGTACAGGCGTCTGTTTCCACCTCCACCACCTGTCTGCAGGCATACATGGAATGCATGCGGGGCCTGAGACATCGTCTTGACATTGACCTTGACTAGCTTCTCCTGCCACTCAATAACGAAGTCCGTCTTCCATATGTCATATACAGGGGCGGAGATAAAACAGCCTTGCGCCAGAAAGTGCTGCATAAATGCAGTCTCTCCAAGAGCACCGGTCAGTGAGGCTGTAGCCGCTGGCAACCCAGAAGTTCAGTTAGTCCTGTGTAACGCAGAAACTTAGTAGCTGTTTTGCTTTTTATAGCCGTCCATGATCTTGGCCAGGCGATCACGAACTTTTTTGCTCTTTTCTGAGCCGTTTTTCATCATATTTCCCAGCTTGTATGCGTCACTTTGGGTTTTACTACTTGTCATGATGGCCTTGCCTTTGCGATTTGGATTTGGATCCTTAGAGCGCTTTCGAGCGACCAATTGTTTGCGTTCCGCAGTCGACAAAGACTGAGCCTTGGCTTTTGGTAAGCACTTTGGCTTGCCCTCTTTGCTGGAGCGTCCGCCACATGGGCCTGCAATCTTGCCCGTTGATGTGATCCTGACCCACTTCTCGTTAAACCATTTGCCCAGGTCGTCGCTCCTGAAGGCCCCGCTCATAGATCCGTGCTTTTTCTTGTACAGACGCTTGTACTGCTGCACCACATATCCGCTGGCATAGGCACTAGGCCACACCGCGAATTTGCGCTTGGCTGCCGCAACAGCCCTGGCATGCAGAGCTTTGTCGCGAAACTTACTCACAGCACTTCGTCAAATAAACGTCCGATCGTCCCTGCATCTGATTTCATGCCATCTGCATAAGGCGACTTCTTCTTCTTCTTGCCACCGTGCATGTCGGCTTGCTTCTTTTCGCTGTACTTTCTGTAGCTGCCCATATCCTTCAGGCGCTTCTGGTACATCGCATCGCGGGCGGCTTGGTACTTTGACTTGACCTTGCGACCGTCGCTCTTCTTCTCTTGGGATTCCATAAATTCCTTGTGGTTTTTGCCCGGCATATAAACGGTCTCACCCGCTTCGTTTAGGTGAGAGTGCGAACCTTCGAGCCCCAAGACCTGCCCTGATTTCTCTGCTTCTGCCTTACTCTTAAAAGTAAATTTAGAAGAATCAAAGTTATACAAGTCCATTTTTACCGTAAGGGATGGGTCTTGAGGTATCGAAAGCCGCAGGGCCTTCATTAAGCTGAATACCCTTAGCTTTAGCGTAACTTAGAACTCGCTTTCTATGACTGAGGCGAAATGCATCTATAGGAGATTTTTTATCACTTTCATTCAACTTATAAGCCAGCAGACTGCAATGACAGTTGTGATGACGTAATACACGAATTGCCCCACGCTTGAACACTTTGCCCGCTTGTGCAGCACAGTGCTGGCAGGTTCTTTCACCTAAAGCTACGTAATACCAAACCAAGTCAATGCCCTGCTGGGCATAATAAGTAAATACAGCCTCTGATCTTGCTTTTGAAGCCTCTGTTCTGATAATCGTCGCAACTCTGGCGTTGGTAACGTTCAGGCGACGTTTTAAGTCTGTTGTTAAGTCCTTTACTGTTCCGCCATCAATAAGTCCAGTATTTATAGCCTCCGCTACCGACTCAGAAAATGACCTTGCCTGTAATCCTATGTATCCTCGGGCTCGCACTGCTGCTGATTGAACTAGCGCAGCTCCAATTCCAACAGCGACAGGTGCAGATATTAGAGGCTTTGATAACTCTGCAGCTAAATCCAGACCTAGGACTGTCGATTTCTGAAGCAGCTTTTCAACAGACTGCAGGACCGGATCATCAGCATCCAGAGGTTCCACAGGGATCAACTCATATAGAAGCTCCTCTGTCGATGCAAGCAGAGATGGACCGCTTTCTAATTGAGCAAACAATTGACGAGCTAACCGATTGAGGCCTTGATCTAATAAGGCGACGATCGCTGCAATGGCTGCAAGCTCCTCCTCTGAAAGCAGGTCATTATTTTCTTCGAGTAGTTCTTCCATACTTAAACCAAATCGTTTTCAAGAAGGGAGTCCATCAACACCACATACAGACCTGAGGACAGAATCTCCAAGTTTGCTTGCTCTTGTGGGTCACCCCCAGGCCACTGTCGATAACTCTTTTGGACGCAATCATGCAGTGCCCTAAGTGTTGGTAATGACAGCTTCATGATGACTTCAATGTCATCTAGGTCATTGTATTTATTCATCGTGCATCACCATTTTTCTCGCGAGGACCAATAAGCCGCGCTCATCTTTCCTTTCTTGATGTTCTCGGC